AACTACATGCGCATTGTCATTGATAAAATGGCGGGGCGCTTACATTTGACCACCATCATGCCTGGTGGAGAGGCTGAGAACAATCAGCAAGCCGCTGAATGGATAAACGAGATCACAGCTAGAAACGACTTTGACGCGCTGCAAGGTGAACTATTCAGGGGCGCTATTCGGGATGGCGACTCGTACGCATTGATCGACCCATCTAACATGACATGGAGCGCGGAGCCGGCTTATGACGGGCATTCCGGTGTCGTGGCTATATTTGACCCAACCAGCAAACAGCCGTTATGGGCTTGCAAGTTGTGGAGTGAGGCAGACGATCAAAACCAGCTGCTAGAGGATAGCGATACTGCAAAGACAAACATGCGCGTTGTCGTTTATGAGCCCAACAGGATCACATATTGGACTGGTAATGTCAACGGTAGCGATGTATCTCCAATAAGTGAGACAGTTGGGACAAGCGAAGAGGTTTGGCAATATGGAAAAATTCCTATTGTGCATTATGCCAACCAGCGCGACAATTATACCGATTATGGGGAGAGTGAAATCAGACCCGCCATCCCACTGCAGAACATCCTCAATCGAACGCTATACTCCATGACTATGGCCAGTGAATTATCAGCGTTCAAAATTTACTACGCAATCGGGCTTGAGATTGATCGGGATGGAATTGTACCAGGATCAATTCTAAACTTAGTTATGAAAGATGATGCAGGAAATATCGTCTATGACCTGACCGCTGAACAGGTAGAATTTCTAAAGACCGTTAAAATCGGGGAACTTGGCGGTACTGACTTATCACAATATACTGGCGAAATTGACAAAGTTGTCAGGGAAATATCACAGGCAACACAAACGCCTATCTATGGCGTGACAACCGAAGGCAATCTATCAGGCGAAGCGCTGAAACAACTCGAGACCGGCTTGATCGGGAAAATATACCGCTTCCAGAACGAGAACAATGGGGCAATCAAACGCTTGTTTACCATGAGTGCGGAACTACAAAATATCTACCAGAACGGGTTACCTTCCGCTCCCATGCTTGATGACGTAAACATTGTCTGGCAATCGCCAGAGATACTGGACGTGAACGCACGCTTGAATGTGCTGATTGCAATGCGAGAAAAGACTGCTGGACTATGGCCTGACAGTTGGTACAGAGAACAAATTGGCGGTTTGCTTGGTATGAAACCAGGACAAATCACAACTGAGGGCGAATTAGCACAGGCACAACAATCAGGGTTCATAGAGAGCCTTGTCGGTGCTGGCGGTGGAGTGCCGGTGATCTAATGGCAACTATCTACACATTGACAGAGTATATAAACAAGGCATTGGATAAGCAATATACTAGCCTGTTCGCTAATGTGCTGAAACAGATTAGGACGCTATCGACTGCCAGAAACGCACCAATTCAGCGGGCTTTGTTGGACCTGGACAATGAGGCTAAAAGATTGGTTGACGAGAACAAGCGTATTGATCCTGAAAATCCAGCATTGAAGAATGCTATTACACAGCACCAAAATTCATTGGTTACAACCGCGACACTGATACAGTCCAACGATGACGCGATCCAGAATGCAGCGGTACGTCTTGCGGTAGCTGCCGTGACATCGAAGGTGTTTACATCGCTTGCGGGTGTAATCATTGAGCAGGGCATTGATCCAGTTAGCGAAAGGGCGCTGGGTAGTTATATGTCGATATTGTCAGGGCGAAATGTGAAATGGTTGGCACCAACAGGGGTTGACTTTGCGAGGGGCTTTGTCGATAGTGCCGCTTGGATCTCAAAAATGGAAGGCTGGGGCGCCGGGTATGCTGGACTTACAAGAGACGTGATACTTGATGGAATTAGTAATGGTTGGTCACCACTCAAAGTAGCCCAGGAAATGCGCAACCACGCGGAGAATATACCGACCCATGCAGCTGATAATCTCATGCGGACATTACAGCTTACCAGCTACCGCGAAGCCTCCGCAGCCATGGAATTGGTCAACGGTGCATATCTTAGGGGCAAGGTTCGGATAGCTACACTTGACGATAAAACGTGTCTGAATTGTATTTCACTTCACGGAACGTCGCTTGAAGTTGGGGAGCGGGTGGATGACCATTATTTTGGACGCTGTTCAGAATTTTATCAAACCATTGGCGGTCCCGATTTCCCCGATACCATGCAAGCGGACAGTAAACCAGGGCAGCGCAATTTTGTACCGTTTCAAACTGGTGAGGAGTGGTTCAACTCACTATCGCCTGAGAGGCGGGCGATGCAACGGTCATTCATAACTAATCCGGCAAAGTTGAAGGCGTTCAATAGTGGTATTCCATTGAGTGATTTTGTGGGTGATCATATCGACCCTGTATTTGGTCATCAGACGGTAGAATTGAGTCTGATAAAAGCAATCGGAGATGATGCTAACAAGTTTTACACGAAGAAGGAAGTGATAGGATGAGACCGGTAAAGTGTACGGATTGCGTGTCGTTTATCGACAATCGTTGTAGGGATAGGCGCTGTATCATGTACGACGTTGTGCGCGACCCTGAAATAATGATCCCCATGTTTTGCGGGTGGTATAACCAGGTCAAACATGAAGAGCCTGACGAACGCAGACAGGCGGTTATTGATGCAATCAAGGCAGGCACGAGTATTACTCAGGCTGCTAAAGATGCGGGTGTAACCAGGCAGACGGCTAGTAAGTGGTGGAATGATGAAAAAGATATGTGAGAATTGCCAGTATTTTAGAGAAGAAATATGGTGCAGCAATTCAAAGTCACGATATTTCAGATTTTTTCGACCTGAGCCACTTGCTACCTGCGACCAGTTTTCACAACGAGGCAAGAAAGCGCCGTTATGGATGCGAGCGGCTAATAAGATTATGCGAGGATTGAGATGATAGTACATGCGAACAGTGAGTTTGTAAAACAATTAGTTGAAGCAATTGGTATTGAAGATTGGCGAAGGATCATAATTAATATTGCACATGACAATATTGCTACAATCTATATCGAACAGTTTGCAGATGAAGAAAAATTAGCGTTGGTAAATTTAGACTCTGATATGTTTATTACTCCAAACAAAGCAGTAATACGATATAACGTCAAGGAAGTTGAAAACTGGGAAGAGGTTTTTAATGATAGTTTTCCGTCATCAGGAGAAATATCTTTTGATATAAAAATTGACGAGGATAAATAATGATTGAACAGGCAATCCACATACAAACCAAAGCTATCGGAGAGCAAAAGTTAGGTGATTACGAAGCCGATATGGCACAGCGTCAATGCCTGCTAAACTGGATTGATATCCTGGAGCGTAAATGGGGAGTGTCTCCACGAACCGCTGAAATCAGGAAAAATAATAAAAAAGGGGGTGAAAATCACAAATTACTTGACAATATAGAATAAACGTGCTAATGTAGTATTGTATTTATAGGCAGCCCATTACAGGAGCGCCGTTATTGTGAGAGCAAACAAGCCTCATGAGACGGTGCTTTTTTTATCGCCGCGTTGGGCGTAAAACACGAAAGGACAAGCAACAATGGCAGATCAAGAAAACAAAAAGGATGATGATACTCAGAACACGACTGACGAGTCGAAAAACACGGAGAATGAGCACATGATCCCCAAGAGTCGGTTCGATGAGATCAACACTAAAGCAAAAAAACTAGAGGACGAACTTAGAAAAATTGAGGAAGAACGTCAAAAGGAAATTGAAGAGCGATTAGTCGAACAACAGCAATACAAAGAGCTCGCTGAAAAGCGAGGAAAAGATTTAGCAGAACTTCAGGCGAAAGCTCAAAAAGTGGACGCTTACGAACAAACCTTAACAGCCGTATATGAAGCCTCATTACAGGAACTACCAGAGGACATGCGCGATCTTGTACCGGAAGAGTTGAGCATACAGCAAAAACTCAACTGGTTATCGAAAAACAAGGCGCGATTACTCAAACCGATCTCCCCAGACTTAGGAGCCGGCAAACGTGGGGGCGGTGGTAGTAGTGATGCAAAACTCACGCCTGAAGAGGCAGACATAGCTAAACGGTTTGGAATGACGCCGGAAGAGTACGCTAAATATAAAGAATAATAGGAGAATATAAATGGCAGCTCCAGCT